ATCATGCTACCTTTGGGCCACATGGGCCGTGGGGAATAGTTTTGAAATATGTGTAAACTGTCTAGTGTACCTTAGTCCCCTTAGCCCCTCTTGCCTGTCTTTTGGTATACTCCCTGCCCGATCCAGTCCCTTAACGTCCTGTTAGCTTCTCCCTGCTACCTTCACCAATGGGCTATCAGAGCCCATAGGAGCGTCACCATGCAGTACAAGCATATTCCCTTAGACCTGCCTGCCTATCGCCCCCTCGTTATCGGTCATCCCTCTGAGCGCGATCAGGCGATAGCCTTCAATGAGTACCTTCGGACCAGAGAGACCCTGGGTATCGTTGCCAAGGTCCGGGCATATGCCAAGGTCCGGAAGGCTGACAGATGATCCTCGCGGCCTTATTTGTCGCCTATCTGCGCCTAGCCTGCCTGTACCTACGGTTAGCCTTCCTCGCCTTCCTGCTGGCTGAATAATTAATCGAGTTAGGGGGATTGACACGCTCGATCCCCCTCGCTAGGTTAAGGGTTCGCTAACCTGCCTTGTCCCGTTATGGGCATGGCACTAGGCTTGCAAGGGTCCGCCACTATGGCGCGTATTGGCAAACGGGAAAGGGCTTTGATCGCGGCGGCTTATGCCGCGCGTAATGCCCATGTGGAGGCGACCCGCCTCTGTGCTCCCGCGCTTGCCGCCGAGGTTACACCGGGCAAATGGTCCCGCATGGCGCAGACGCCTAGCCTAAACCGCGCCTATAACCCCCCAACCGAGGCGCTTACTGCGTCTGGTCGGGGTCGCGTGATGCATAACGCCCAAGGCCATGCTATGCGGGCCAAGGGCAAGGGGGTCAAGGATATCCCCGTATTTGACAATTCGGAGGCTCATGGGTCGCGCTCAACGAGCAGCGGTCTAGGTTCCCTCCGCTAGCCCTAGCGAGTATGCTAGGCCATGGTCCGCCCGTGATGAGGCGGTATCAGAGGGACCTGTTCCCGATGGTAGGTGCTAAGGGCTAGGCAATGCCCGTTAGTAGGCCAAGCTTGGCGCATGAGTAGCGCCCGGTGTAACCCAACGCGAGGCGAGGCGATAACCCAAAGGTAAATCCCGGCTGTAACCTATTGGTTACGTGCTGCTCTAGGTTCCCCCGCGAGGGTAGGAAGAACAGCGTTTCACTGTTGCGCGTATGCGCTAGGTGATAGCCCAGTAAGGTCTGCTAATCAAGGGATCGGAACCACATTAGGACTATCATAGTCCGAAATTAAGCCCCCTCTTTAAGCGCGCTAGGCCATACTCTACCAATGGTTAACTCGCCTGTCACAATCCCGTGACGGGTACAGCATCCATACGCGGGAGATAAACCTATGCGCGATGCAAAAGCTATCCGTCTGACTATCCGCTCGATCATCCGATCAGCGGTATCGCTACAGTCCAAGATCGCAGCCGTTGCCTTGGAGTGCCTGGCCCATGCCGCTGAGCATGGCGATGCCACCCTTGCCAACGAACTGTATCGTGGCCTGCCTACGGGTCAACGTACGGCCTCGCTTAAGGCGTGGTTCGAAACGTACAGCCCGGTCCGTTTCCGCAACGACGAGACGAAAGGCGTCGGCCTTCTTCAGAAGGACGCCAAGGGTTACACCCCCTTTGATCTCGAAGGTGCGGAGGCTAACCCATACTACAAGGATGTCGAAACGGTGAGCAAGCCGCTCACTATGGCAGCCTTGAAGAAAATCCTGTCTTCCCTGCCTACCAAGGTGGAGAACGCGAAGAACGGGAAAGGTAAGGTTGCTATCGCTGAAGGTGAAGACGCCGACGCGATGCTTGCCTTCGCCCGTAAGGCCAGTGCTCTGGTCGATATACCGGTCGTCGGCAACGCCTAACATCTGTCTGCCTAGCGCGCTTAAAGAGGGGGACGAACCACGGAAACCACGGTGTGTCAGTCATGCTAGCTGTCGGCTGAACACTTGATACGCATGTTAAGTTTACCCCCTCACCTTAAGGGAACGGTAAGCCAACAGTAGAGCTAGCTGTATTAAATCAGCCGCGATCCGGGTTCAAATCCCTGGACGTTCCCGCCTTATGCTGCCCAAGCGCAGCGAAGAGACGCTCCCGTTGCCGCTGTACCTCTGTCATTGCGCTGATAAGGTACACATGGGCACCCTCCCCTCGGTTGGCAACGGGAGCACCTTAGCACTGGCCTTTTGCGGCTGAAGTGTAGCGTGTGTCTACGCACGGCATTAAACTGTAGCTGACAGCCGGGAAAGACCGGCACCATTTCAATGGACAACCAATGGAGGTAGCTATGGCTGCGAAACGAAAGACACCCGCTAAGAAGGCGGTACCTAATGTCACCGTGTCGGTGACGAAGAAATACACCATACGCCCGCTGGCTGTGCCTGATTATGTGCGTACCACAAGCGGGTACTACAGGGATGAGCCGTTGGAATATTGGATGAACGTGTATCCGAGCGGACCATTTGGTTCCTTGCATCTCAGCAAAGATGACGCAGATAAAACTGCACACGGATCAAGGTTGCGTTGCGTCCATTTAAGAGAGGTCACCGATGAGAAAGCTTAACGCCTGTGTATACTGGTTGATCCGTGAGCTGACGGAGATCACGAGGTACGCTGTGTACATGATGGTCCTCGTTGCGCTGTTGTACATGTGGATGGAGGTGTAACATGGGTATCCTTGCTGTCATCATCGTGACATTGGTACTCTGTATCGTGACTACCCCGAAGGAGGATGTATGACAAAACACCAGCCTGATACCCTCGCCACCGTTGGTCAAATGATCAGCAAAATCAAGGGCTTAGAGGAGTCTATCAGTAAGCTGACGACTGAAGGAGGTGGAGGTGTCCACCTCTACGTGTGTCGTAAGAAGCAACTTAGTTCCTCTCGGTACGAGTATGAACCAGTGAGTTCTATCTCTCATGTCATGGCTGTCGCTGGTATCCGTGCGGCAATCGAGAACATGAAGGCGGAGATCGAGGGCACTGGTATCTCGATTGATTGGTGAGCTATGATATACTACATCGCCCGCCGGAATAAAGCAGCCTTCACGACAGGTTACATTGCGTACTACAGGGTTGTACCCCTTGATCCTGTACATATCATACAAGCAGACAACGGTACTCTATACGAGGGGCACCACATTTCTACGAGTTGTAAGTTTTATATCGAAAGGCACTGTAAGATACCTGTGCGTAGCTGGAAGGTGATGAAGAAGCAACGTCGCTTTCCAACCGCGTACTTGAACGCTATCAAACGGGGTGAGGTACACCCTCCCGCTAACGATGAGGACTAAGATGAACAACGTCATTCGTTTCCCTCGTGGGTTCAGGTACCCGGGTGAGCATACACCTGAGGTACCCTCTGTTACCCCTGAGATAGACACCATTGAGTTCGAGGTGGATACCGAGATACCCTCAGTAGCAGAAGAAATGGGTGCTACACCTGTTGGTGGTAAGGCCCTCGCTTACCGTGCAGTCAACCTGTTCCGCCTGATTAAGCAGCAGGGTACGACAGAGGCACAGCGTAATAAGTTCAGGTGTGCGGCAGCGAACGCCATCTTCCAAGGACTGCGGCTGAAGCGCACTGATCCCGTTGAGTACATGCTGTACAAAGCTACCTTTGAGGCGCTATGCGAGCGACACTTCGGGAAGCAAGCAGTACAGCGGGTAGTCAGCGATAGCGTTGACGTATAGCGGAGAGTAACACTACCCCTTGACAGCTCTGGAAATCCATGGTATAATACCTTATGGGTAAGAGGAGTAGGGGGTTAAGAGTATAAGGGTACATATAAGTAGCTGTATGTACCATATGTACACGGAGGATGGCATGAAGAAGGCTCTGGTGTATACGGCGAGCAGCGAGTACGTCCTTCTCCCGTTGCCAATGGACCCTAAGGACACTGAGGTCCAGAAGTTGTATAACTCGGTATTGTGTCAACACTTCGGTGTATACCCTAGCTCCATTGAATTCCAAGGATGCTGTGGTATGCGTATCATCAGCGGTTTTCCCTTTAAGCATTATGCTAATGTAGACGCAATGACATGGGGCGAGAAGCAGCAGCTACAGTTGAAAATCTGTAAGCCCTTTGATCCGGTGTATACCACCGCTGCCATCCTCGTTATCGAGAAGCGGTTCATGTTGGACAAGGGTGTAACCGGTAAGCTCGGGTACTACACTTGTACTCTGAATGAGCTTCAGATTAAACAAGGGTGGGACGCCATCCTCATTAATTACTTCGGGTTCAAGCGCCTCGATGATGACTTCCATAATGTCAACAACGAGCAGAACACCAGTCGAGTTTGCTTCCTTGGTAAGCACTTCGGTAAGCCAGCTAAGGTAAGCTAATACCCTCCCGAGAGGGAGCACGTCGGCGTAGTAGCCCTACTGGGCGAAGCGGTCCGACACCAGCGTGTAGGAGTTTAATTCCTTTGAAGCGTTGGTTTATAGTTAGACTACGGGTGACGCGCCTTCGTCACGGAGCTAGGTATATTACCTGTTTGAAAGTCTAGCTTCTACTCTTTGGCCTGATGTAGACGGAGAGTTTACGCCTACTTCGATCTCTTGTTCTCTATAGGTAGTTATGTAGGGTACCACTTGTTCTCTCGAAGTCAGGATAGCCACACGCCGAGCCTTAATGGTCAGGGCAACGAAGATAACAGGTCGAGCATAGGGCTTTGGCGTCGGTATGCCAAGCTGGGAGCAGGAACCAGCGGTCTTATTGCCTCACAAGGGACTGAGGTTAACTGTCCCTACATAATTCGAACCCCTCATACAGACCCGGGCCCGACAAAGGCAGGTATGCAAGGCTGTGAGGTAGGATGTACTCGCTCAACTCGTCAGCAACGGCAGGTTTAGTTCGCTCTCCAAAGGCGAACACGATCTGTGTATAGCGGAGGGTCTTGTACATCGTGTGTGCCGGCGGTGAACCAACGCAGCACAACACGTCCACTTAGTAGTGGACACAAAGTGGGAGTGAGGTCGTCGATCTCTCACACACGGCTGAAGCCAGAGAAACTCACCAACAACACGTATTGGTGGATACATAGGGCAAGAGTAAGCCAATGCTAACCGACGAAGTTGAAGCACCGCGTGCTCACAACGCTTGAGAACCAGTGTCACAGGGGAAGAGCGACGAAAGGTTAGAGCTAGCAGGGAGGCAACCACCCCGTTGGTGGCCCGTGGCTAGCGCCAATTCAGAGAAGGTGAACCATGACGTACAAGTATACGAAAGAAGGCACGTATCAAGGGTTGTTGAAGCAGCCTCCTGTTACGAAGGATCACGCTGATCTCCTTCCTTACAAGAGTTACACCGCTGGCCTGACCCGTATCTGGTATCATAACGGTTGTGCTGTTGAGAACATCCGTTGGGAAGGACCAGAAGAGATCGGCAGGTTTCCCGCGTTCCAAGCGTATGAACCACGTAACGCAGCCAAGCTCAGTGCCTACGTGTATCGTATCCATGAGTTGCTTACCACCCTTCAACCTATCACGAACAGCGATGGGTACCATCAGCATAACGTCGACGGGAAAGGGAAGTACCACTATCCCCGCTTTGTAACCGTTGCCCTCAATGACTACCAACTGAAGGGCGAATGGGACAGGGTGCTTACGGAATACTTCGGGTTCGTGCAGCTTGCCCCGTTGTTCTCTAACGAGGAGAGCTACGGTGATACCAGCCGTATTGGATTGTTTGGTATCTGTTGCACAAGGTATATCGTATGACGTGCCCGACTTTCGAGAAGTTATGGGACAATAGCGACGAGCTAAAGCGGGCATGGGTGGATTACAACCAGCGTATGAGACCTTATGGTCCTGTCGCACCACGTTCTAATACTATATGGTGGTGGTTGTTTGCTACCTATAGTCCTGAGTTCCGCAACGCCCGCCTCGCTTTCCGCCGCCGCATGAATTGCAGCCCTGACTCGGAGACAACATAGATGTCCGTCGCACTCCCTAAGTACAAGGATGCAGTCGTACGGGATACACTAGGGAAGTTCCCTACTGCCCCTTTCGGCTGGTACATGATGGCAGGGTACGCTTATTACCAGAAGCAGCGGCCTATCATTTCGGATGAGTGCTTCACTGAACTTGAGACGTACATCATAGCTAACTGGGATGAGATCAGGCATCCTAGTAAGACCCTCTTCAAACGGGAGGAAGTAGCTAAGGGTTCTGCTCTCGTAGATTTCAGTAAGATATCGTATCTACTAAAGACCTCAGCCCACGGTCACATAGCTACCGTGTACGTCAACGTGAAACCGGAGCGCCTTGTGCCAATACCAGTTACACCCAAGAAGATTACGCCTGCTTCTCCTTCTCCTCAGAAGGATCAAGCGAAGCATTACTTCACGACGCAGATCGTCATTGATCGTAGCCTTGTGGATGACGTGAAGACCGAGGAACTAAGCGCTATCAATGACGTAGTGCACAAGCATGAGCATTCGTACTTCGGTGGTATGAATGTATGGGGTACCTGTTCTCTCCGTGGTCAAGCGCTGGCCCGTATGATGTCGTGTATCACAGACCTTCAAGGCATGGGGGTCAAGGTGACAAGGTACACTATGTCTGAGACGCTCATCGACAGTGCGCGTGAAGACGTTTGGAAAATACTCAAGAGGTAGTATGAAGAAGCTTAACGCCTACATCATCGGCGGGGATATGTCAGTACATGCCCTGTTGTCACTTGACAAGCGGCTTAACCCTATCAACGGCGGCCGAGTGGACTTCGCTGACATGGATATCCTCGTGTATACAGGTGGTGCTGATGTACACCCTCGCTTCTACGGTGAGGAAATAGCCGGTGCTGACTGGTTGAACGAACCTCGTGATGAGTATGAGTTCGATATCTACAACAGGACAAAGGAGAAGTACCACTTTGGTATCTGTCGTGGTGCTCAGCTTCTCTGGATTGCTAACGGTGGCAAGCTGTGGCAGGATATCACGGGTCACTCCCTTCGTGGTACCCATCACATCAAGACCTTAGACGGGCAGGATATCGACGGAGTTACATCGCTACATCATCAGTGTGCAAGGGTGACCAAGGATATGCAGGCTAACGTCCTTGCGTGGGAAGAGTACCACGATCCAGTGCTCGCTGAATCACAGGATGTCAGCGCTGTTCCGTTACGCAAGGTGCCCGAAACCGTTTGGTTCCCTAAGACCCGTTGCTTCGGGGTTCAGGGACACCCTGAATACCCTCATGCCTCTCGTGCATTCAAGAACTACACGCTTAATCATCTTCTCGATGACCCATTCACCGGCTATTATGCCACAAGTACGGAGACTATGTAATGTGTGGACTCACCGGCTTCGTTGCAATGAAGCGGGACTTACCTCCCACTTCCACCTCGTTGCAGATGTTTGCCAGCATGTTCGTTATGTCTCAGCTGCGTGGCTGGGATAGCACGGGTATCGCTGGTCTTTGGCGGCAAGCCCCGAAGTTCGGGAAGAAGGGAGCACGGAAGGGTTGGTTGTCGTTCAAAGAACGTACCTCCCCTGCTGATCTCTACCGTTTACTTGTCTGGACCTTGTACTCTAAGTACGACAAAGACGAAGAGAACCATAAGCAGTACAAGGAACCAGGGTTGTATGCTGCTATAGGGCACACAAGGGCTGCTACTCGTGGCCTAGTGAACAAGGAGAATGCTCATCCGTTCTCCTTCGGTAATAATAGGTTCATCGGTGTACACAACGGTACCGTGGATAACGCACGGCATGTGTACAAGAAGCTTCTCGAAGATGCTATCGCTCCGCTTGAGAATACAACGGAGGCCCCGAAAGATTACGCCGATGACAAGGTAGATGTCACCGATAGTGAAATCGTCCTGTACTGCATCTACCGCTGGGGTATCAATGAGGTATACACCCGTATCTTTGGTGCGTGGGCCTTTGTATGGTACGAGCAAGAGACGGATACGATACACTTCATCCGCAATAACCAGCGTACCCTTCACTACGCCTTCTCTGATACAGATGATACCCTCTTCTGGTCATCGGAGGAAGGTATGATGCGGTATGTATTTGCAAGAGAACGCGGTGGTGCGTGGAAAGACGGGATGCACGAGGAGTTCACGCCGAACACCCTGTATTCCTTGAACCTAGGGCGTACTGCTGCTATCCCGTATAACACCAAGGTATTCCCTTGGACCAGTAAGCGGGCTGTTGCGCAGTACAAGGCTACGAATACTAGTATGTACTCAGGGCTGCATGGTATGTGCGGTATCGGGAATGACGATTACGATTGGGGTATGGCAAAGGACGATAAAGGAGGAGAAGCAGATGGAAAAAAGCCCGAGACTCCCTCATCTGGGTCAACTGAGAAGCAAGGAACCCTGCCTGTCATCATAGACAACCGTGCCCCGGCTAAACGGGTGTATTCTAAAAGACTACAGAAGTGGGTATCAGAAGCTGAGTACATTATCGACGTGGTTCGCTTTGGTCCAGATCGCAGCCCTCTTACTGATGATGATGGTCATAAAGATCATGAAGACCATGACACTAAAACCTGCCAGTGCATCTGGTGTTCATTCCCGATCTCCGACACAGAGGGAACAGATAAACACTCACTACAAATTGTAGGCAGCGGTACCGTTTGTGGTATCTGCGCCATGGATTACCAATCAGTAAGCCGGATCATCGACGCATACCCCGATACCGGTGACGATGTTGAGTGGATCAAGCGGTTCACTCAACTTGAACTAAACAACAAAGACAGGGCTAAGTTATCACAAGGAGGTTAGCTTGACCAACCTGAAGCGGACGTTTAAGATCGGGAGTGATCCCGAATTGTTCATTCACAAGGACGGTGCCTTCGTGAATGCTTACCACCATCTTGGTAAGATCGTGCATGGTACAAAGGCTGCGCCTGAATGCACCAGTTACGGTGCTATTCAGGTGGATGGTATGGCTATCGAGTTGAACACAGAGCCTACCGCTGACCCGAAGCACTTCGCTGAACTCATCAAGGCGGGGCTGATTGATACAGCTACCCGCTTCGGCGGGGTTATCTCACCAGAGAGCGTCGAGGACTTCACGATTGAGTTCCTTGAGGACCAGCACCCGTTGTCTATTGAACTCGGATGTACCCCTGATTACGATGCTTGGCGTGACGGGGCGAAGAACAAGATGCCCGATATGTTCGCTCCCTTCCGTACCGCAGGTGGTCACGTCCACATTGGATGGCGTGATGAAGGTGACGCCTACGACCGGGATCATCTCGCTGCCTGTTGCGCCGCCGTTCGCCAGATGGATTACGTCCTCGGGCTGTGGTCGCTGGGCAAGGACACCAAGGGGGCACGCCGCCGCCAATTGTACGGCAAGGCCGGTGCGTTCCGCCCGAAGTTCTACGGCGTGGAGTACCGGGTGCTCAGCAACTTCTGGGTCTTTGATCCTGCCCTCTGTGAAGAGGTAGTGAAGCGTACTGTTGCGGGGATGCGTCTCCTTGATGAAGCAGGAGGTGATGGTTGTGACTTCACTGAGCACTTCGGAGAAGCAGCCCGCACTGCTATCACTACCGGAAAGGTTGATCCCGGTATTCTTGACGCTGTTGAAAGCGTTGTTCAAGCTGCAATGTAGGAGAACGTATGCTCCCTGAAGAGTATACAAAGGGTAACGCCAACGATTTGACAGATCGGATTGGTAGTTCGATCATCGAGTACTGCGGTGAACCCATCTGGGTGTACACGGTTAAGGGACCTGCTAGTCCTACCGCTGTTGGTAAGATTACCCGTGCCTTTACACTCCCTAAGTGGGAACCCATCGACAATATCCCACTCGATGATCCGGGGCTTAACGTCACTGCGATGCCCTCGAAGCTCGGATACTTAAACATCGACCCTCTCACCGTGGTGTCTCTTGTCCGTATCCCGATGCGGAGTAAGACACAAGGTGTTGCCCCGAGGACTGCACTCATCAACGTAATCACTGATAAGTACCAAGGGTACACGGAGTCCCCGGTTACAGTGTTGAATAACGTACCCTCTGTAGACTTCAGCCAAGCTGTTAAGAGGCAAGGGGTATCCTCGCCTGAGTTCTTAGCATGGAGTTCGATGGTATCGAATTACGTTAACAGTTACAACTGGGCTGCCATGATGGCTAAACGGGCATTCGTGGATGCGTACCACAATGAGTACCCCAGTGTTACGAGTGTCGCGGGTATTGAGAAACCGCATGTGACTGCTATACATCGGCGCTTCATCGTGATGCAAGACGACTTCGGAGATCGCTTCCTTCTGTATAAAGGTAAGAAAGTGGCGAAGTTCCTGAACGATAGACTACGGTATACTCCCCAGAAGGCATACCTTTCTGGGGATGTAGAACGAGAGCTTAACATTCTACCTGTGTAGGAGACGCAGATGACTAGCTACTTAGGGCAGAAGGTGCGCTGGTTAACCCAGTTGTACCCGCAAGCCTTCGCCTTTAAGACTACGTGGAAGGCTAATGAAATCCTCGGTGTTGAGTTCGAGGTTGAAGGAACGAACCTTCCGGTGCAAGAGGACTTGACGTTCTACTGGCAGCGGGTAGAGGATAACTCCCTTCGTCCCGGGTTCGCCGGGGATGCGGCGGAGTTCGTCTTGAAGCGTCCTACTATGGTGGACTACTTCGAAGCTAAGTGTTTCCCTTACCTGATGAACAAGATCAGGGAGAAAGGTAGTACGATTGCCTTTAGCAACCGCTGCTCGACACACTTCCACGTCAGCGTCATCGACCTATTTGTGTATCAGGTCTTTGCTTATGTCGGATTGTACTACGTCCTTGAGGACTTGTTCCAGCCTATCGTGGGTGAAGTGCGGGACGGCAATCTCTTCTGCCTTGGCACGAGGCACTCGGACCTCGTTACCAATCAGCTCACCGATGCAGCCGTAGCAGGTAACTTTCAACCGTTGTTCTTCACGGAAAACAATAGGTACAGCGCAGTCAACGTCCTTGCTGTCAAGAAATACGGCACCGTTGAGTTCCGTGCTATGCAGGGTACCTTCGAGCAGGAACGTATTTTCCTTTGGATCGACATGCTTATGAGTATGCGTGAGTACGCATCTAAGCTGCAGCCCGGCCAGATGTCAGACCTTCTGACTATGATGTCCATGAAGGGCCCGGCTGCATTCGTATGCGAGGTACTAGGGGGGCCCTTGAGTAAGGGATGGAAGTATATCCTATCTAAGTACACCCCTAGACAGATTGACAAATACGTCTACAACGGTATCTCCCGTATCCAGGCATTGTTCTACGAGCCTGACTGGAAGGCGGTAAAGAAGGCTGAGGCTCCCGCGAAGACAGATGATAGACTTGTCAGGGTTAGACCCTCAGGCTTAGCAGCTTCAGCCGTACAATGGCAAACCGTTGAGTGGGATGTCACTCAGGGGGTAATGGCACAACCGACAGTACAGGTGAACAATGGTCCGAACGCGGGTCTTGACGACGGCTTCTAAGAAGAAGCGGGCCTACGTCTACTCGTATAACGCAGGGTCCGGTGGGGCTAAGGCGCTAGCGAGGGCTATGGGTATCCTTCGTGTGAAGCACGAGAGCAGCGGGTTCCGTCCTACTCTTAGTAAGACCCTGATTAACTGGGGCTGTAGTGAAATACCGGATAGCCTATTAAAGTGTGGACGTGTATTAAACGCTTCACGGCAACACATGAGAGATGCGCAAGATAAGCTGAGGTTCTTTGGCACTATGACCGAGAACCTTGATGCTCCTCGTATTCCTTGGTTTCATACCGATAAAAACGCAGCCATAGAGTACGGGAAGAAGCGGCCAATTGTCGCACGCAAGGTTTTGACTGGACATTCTGGTGCCGGTATTGTATACTGTGAAGTAGGAGGGGAGCTACCGAATGCTCCGTTGTATGTAGAATATGTCAAGAAGAAAGATGAGTACCGCGTACACTATATCCGTACTCCTATCGGCATGGCTAAACCTGATGCTCAGTTTGCTACCTTTGTTCAACGGAAGGTACGTGTTAGGGATAACGCTGATCCTAACTGGACTGTTCGCAATCTGGCTGGTGGTTTCGCGTATGCCAATGATCCCAGTAATGTGGGAGACGTGCCATCGGATGTACTGGAACAGTCCCGTAAGGCATTCGTTGCTAGCGGTCTCGACTTCGGTGCAGTCGATGTCATCTGGAACGACAAGCAAGGTCAAGCCTACGTCCTCGAAATCAATACAGCCCCCGGATTGCAAGGACGTACCGTGCAATTCTACGCCGACAACCTAAGGAAGCTAGTAGCATGATTGATCCGTACCCACCTGATTTAACTATTGAAGAATGGCGAAAAGAAGAGGGGCGCGAGGCGGATTGTTGGGCTGGTTTTGTGGTTGAAGGTTACGAAGAAGCAGCTGCAGGAAAACCACACTGGTACAACAACAAGGGTGGAGAATGGGCTTCTTCAGGTGAGGCTGAAATGTATACTCATGGTTATAATTTGTACTTATCTACGAAAGGTACTTGATGCGCTGCGCGATATGTGATGCTTGGTTAAGCCCCGATGAAATGGAATTCGAGCACGATCACGGCAATTGGGCCCCGTGTTTCGTGTGTAAGAAAGCGAGTGAAGATAAGCCCGAGTATTCTTATTACAATACCCTTTTAGTAGAACCGGAATTTGATGAACAACTCGAAGAGGTACCCGTGCCCGAGCTGCGGCTCGTCGGACGGATTAGCGAAGTATGACGACCATACTTACTGCCATGCTTGTGGCGATTATACTTCTACTACTCGCGCTCGCTCTGAGCGCCTATTTGATCCAGCGGTAACAGAAAGAACCTTTGATATTAGTACGCTGAAAACCCTCCCCATTCCTGAGCGGGGTATCTCGGCAGATACCTGCGCTAAGTACGAATTCCTTGCCGAACTCTCCCCCTTGACTGGCCAGCCTATCGCTTATCATGCCCCTATTATGACGCTGGGGGATAACCCTGAGCGCATGGGGTACGCCATCCGCTTGCTTCCTAAGACCTTTACCCTGTCTCAAGCAGGGATGCCTCTTAAACGGGCTGCTCTATTCGGACAGCACCTGTACCCTAAGGGGTGTAGTAAATTTATCACGATCACTGAAGGGCGTGAAGACGCCCTCGCTGCCTACGAGATGATGGATAGCAAGTGGCCTGTAGTCTCCGTAACCATGGGTGCTGATAATGCAGTCAATGACATCAAGCGAAACCTTGAGTATCTTGAGAGCTTTGAAAGAGTATATCTCTGTTTCGATGCCGACAAGCCCGGACATGCGGCTGCTATTGCGTGTGCTAATGTCCTCTCTCCCGGTAAATCACGGGTTGTACGCTTGGATGTTGGGCTTAAGGATGCGTGTGGATATAGCAACCCTAAGGTTAACAAACGTGAAGAGTTCGTACGGGCATGGTGGAACGCTTCGGCCTACACACCAGCGGGTATCCTTACCGGCGAAGCTGTCGCTGACAGGATCAAAACCAGAGTAGATAAACCCAGCCTCCCTTATCCGTATGAGGGACTTAATAAGCTGACGTACGGTATCCGTACCGGTGAGGCCGTGGTCATCCACGCAGCCACCGGTGTCGGTAAGACTAACCTGTTGCGAGAGATTGAAAGGAGTATCCTTGAACATGACCCGGAAGCAAAGATTGGTACGCTCTTCCTTGAGGAAAGCCCAGAGGACAGCGGCCTTGGCCTTATGTCAGTCTTTGCAGACCTCCCTCTGCATCTCCCTGACACAGAGTGCCCGACGGAAGTGTATGAAGAAGCTGAGAGAGTACTGCGATCTAACCGAGTATACTTCTTTGATGCTTTCGGCTCCAACAAAATCGACGAAATCATTGCCCGAGTGCGATACTACGTCAAGGGTCTTGGATGCCGGTACGTCATACTAGATCACTTGTCCATCATCGTCTCCGACCAGATGGAAGGGGATGAACGGAAGCTCCTCGACAGTATGATGACCCGGCTTAAGGCATTGACGATGGAACTGGACATGGCCCTCATCGCTGTCGTTCACGAGAACAGGGACGGTAAGATCAGGGGTACGCAGGGTATTGAGCAGCTAGCTAACATCGTCATCGCGCTTGACCGGGATGTACTCAACTCTGATCCCATTATCAGGAATACCACGAGTATCAAGGTGGTTAAGAACCGCTTCTGTGGTAGGACAGGACCCGCCTGTCTCGCTCGGTATGACGAGCAGACCGGGCGTTCTAAGGAAGTAATCGACCAGACTTTCAGGATTACTGAGGCTGAGATCGAGCATGTGTTCGGCTCAGATGAGGACATACAAGTGGAGATTATTAATGAGCCCTAAGCTCTACGAGAACGAAGACGGGTCCTTTGAGATCAGCGAACCTGATAAGTACAAGGACCTCCTTGAAACTATTTCCCTCTTGGCAGAAGCTGATGCCCTAGAGGGTACTCGTGTAGCGTGGCAAAGGTTGGCATGGGGCTTGGGTATGCACGGACACGTTGATGTCTGCGAACTCATCATGAAGTATGCGTACGAACCGGAGCCAAGGACATACCATATGTATGGGTACTTCAGTGGAGGATAAACCTCTTTCTTACGTTCGTGCTATTGTTAAATGGAACAGCGGACGTGGTGCGCTACTTTGTAATTGCTGTAGCAAAATATTAGCATACGGTTTTGAGCACGAAGACAAAGAACACTACTGCGAAGACGAAGAGTGTATCTTGAACTGGCGTGCAGGAGAATGCAATAACTAAGACACTCATATGTGATGTCGAGACAGATGCTCTCGTCGGCTACCAGAACCTCTGGTGTATCGTAACCTACTGTCTAGAGACAGGAGAAGAAAAGGTATTTGATTGTGCAGACCCGGGATATCTTGAGGCGTTCAAAGACTATAGCAAAGATGCTACCCACTGGGTGGGACACAACTTTGGAGAGTTCGATAGGTACGTTATTCTGGGTTTCACAGGGACATTTATCCCCATTACGCAGATTACGGACACGCTTATCCTCTCCCGCCTCTTCAATTCTGGCCGAGATGGGGGCCACTCTCTTGAGAGATGGGGAGCATACTTCCACTTATCTAAGTTCGCTTATGATGAGTGGAAAGTATACGACAAAAGAATTGTTGAACGTTGCCGTAGGGATGTCGCTATCACGACAATGCTTTATGCTCACCTACGCAAAGAAGGGGCTCGTGTCTCTGAGTTTGCTAAAAAGCTGGAACACGGCTTCGTAGATTTCCTATGTGACATGAAGCGCCGGGGTTTCCCGGTAGATATTGAGGGCATAGAAAAAGAGCTGGCTATATCTAAGGCCAAGCTCGCTGATATTGACGCTCGCGTTAAGGCTGTCTTCCCGCCTCGTGCGAAGGCACTTACAGAAGTGGTGCCGAAGTACAAGCAAGATGGGGAGATGTCAGTCGTAGGTATTAAGCGAGTAGGAGGCAATCCCCTAAGTCTGGTCCAAGGTCCCTTCACCCTTATCAAGTGGGAGCCGTTTAACATCGGCTCTCCTAAGCAGGTAGTGGAGAGGATGAACGAATACGGGTGGCAACCGGTAGAGTTCACGAAGGGCGGGGAGGACAAGAGTAACCCGCAGCCCAAGGTATCCCCGGCGAACCTTGAGACCCTACCCGCTGATGCCCCGGAAGAGGCTAAGCTCATCGTTGAATTTAATAAGCTCGACACACGCATCGGGCTAATGGAGAACTGGATTGACAATTACAGCCCGTCTACGGGAAAGATACATGGCAGTATCATACACATCGGAACGATTACACAACGGTGTTCCCATAACAATCCCAATACCGGCAACATCCCTAATACCCACGGGGGAGAAATTAGAGAGTATTGGGGTTACCCTAAAGATAGTACAAGACGGCTCGTTGGAGTTGATGCTAAGGGTATTCAGCTCCGCATCCTCGCACACTTAACAGCAGGGTTCACTAATGATCCGATATTTATGGACGCAGTGCTTCGCGGCGATCCTCACATTGACTTTACTCTACCTCGCGTCGCCGCCATTGCACCCCATCTGGTCGCATATACTACCCCCGAAGAGCTTCATCATGTCAAGCAAGCTAAGACAAAGCGGTTCATCTATGCTTACCTACTGGGCGCAGGAGACCTAAAGACCGGGGTGATCTTCGGGGGCAGCCGGGAAGAGGGTAAGGCTATCCGCGAAGGGTTCACCCATTCCTTCCCGGGTCTACCTGAGCTACGACAATACCTCGGAGAATGCGCAAGGAAGGGCTGGTATCCCCTTCCCTCTGGTGCCTTCGCCCCGATTAAGTCTGAGCACTACGCCCTCAGCGTGGCCCTACAGGGCATTGAGAGCGTAATCATGAAGCTAGCTGGTATCCTTTTCAGGAAGAAGGCGCGACACCTTGACGCACACCCTATTACCTTCGTCCATGATGAGTACCAATTGGACTGCCTAGCCGAACACGCTGACGAGGCAGGAAAGATTATGGCTATGTGTATCCACGAAGCAGGAGAGATATTGAAGTTGAGGTGCCCTATGGACGGAGACTACCGTGTTGGATTTAACTGGCTGGAGACACACTGATGGGAAGCGGCGAAGCTTTATACGTATACATACTAGGTGTTATATCTGGTACTTTTGGTACTATCGCAGCACTGGCAATACTTGCAGGAGGTTCTTGACAAATAACCTAGATATGGTATAATGTACTTATAAGGTCCAAGGAATGGACTTATCAATGACAAAGGAAACAGATGGCTAGTAAGATTATCACGGTTGAAGGTACTGCGTTCTATTGTATGCCGAATACACAGGACACCCTTTCAGGTAAATACACGATGAAGCTGGGTATGCTGAGCGACAAGATGGTCAAGGCATTCCGCAGCCTGAATATCCCTGTGAAGTTCGACACGAAGAATGAAGAGGGTGCTGCGGATTACATGGGGTACTACGTTATCCCGAAGTCCGAGGTCCCGGTGGATGTCGTGGACTTCGAGGGTAACCCCTTGCCCCCGCAGGTCAAGATTGGCAACGGTAGTCAAGTGATTGCGGGTATCGAGATTGCCCCGTATACCTTCCAAGGGCGTGCTGGCTTGAAGCTTAAGTGGCTTGGTCTGAAAGTACGGGAACTCGTGAAGTACGATCCAGACAAGGCTAAGCGGGAGAAGGCAATGACCCTTCTCGACGGTATCTCAGGCGAGGGGTTTGTCTTTGGCGAAGAGACCACGGCGAATGTCGATGGTAATGCCGTTACATCCCCCAACTTCGACGAACTGTTCTCAGACGCCCAGTAGTGAACTGGGCCCCTAAGGTACGCTCGGCAGCCGTAGACGGTGATCTCTATGTTCACGGTGCCGCTAACAAACACAACAAGGAAGATACGAATGAAGGGGCTCTCTCTTACATTGAGAGGGAGCTTACCTTCCTTCGGGATACACTGGAACTAGATGACTGGACAATCTTCCTCACCGCAGGGGGAAACTTCCGAAAGGATATCTCCCCTACTTATAAGCTCCACAGAGCCAAGCGAGAGAAACCGAAGTACCTCCTCGACTGCTACCGCTACCTCTACGAACAATGGGGAGCAGTCAGCGAACGCGGACTAGAGGCGGACGATCTTCTCGGGATTGCGTGTACTGAGAACCCCGAGAGGCTTCTTGTTTCATACGACAAAGACCTGCGGCAAATCCCGGGATGGCACTACGACACAAGGAACTTCACCCTGTCGTACGTCAATCCACAAGAGGCCGAGAGGTTCTTTCTGACACAGCTATTGATGGGAGATGCGGCAGATAATGTACAAGGGATCAAAGGGATTGGACCCGTTAAGGCTGGTAAGCTGCTTGCAGAACATGGCTATAGTCTTCCTAGTGTTCTGGGTATCTACAGGGCTAACGATCTACCTTTTGAAGACTTTGCTTCAACGTATAAACTCCTGAAAATCTTAACCACACGCGAAATGAAATGGCCGGAACTGGATGAGCTATGCTCGCAGCCGTTAGTATCTTCCTCGCCTCAATTGCCTTCGTCTTCATTCGATCTTTCCAACAGCTTAACGTAGTCCACAAGAAGTACGGGTGGATAGTCCCAACCTCTTTGTTCTACGCTTTCGCCGAGACTTACGTTTTCATTCAGATCATTACGTCTAAAGAATACGCACCCCACTTGATCGCTTGCTATGGTATCGGTGCCGGTATTGGTTCGATGATTGCGGTGTATTACCACAGCAAGTTTAACAACGGGTACAAGAAATAATGGATAACAACGTAGTAGACTTCGAGACTATTAAAGGCGGTCAAGATGAACCAACACCCCGAACGTACGTCATCCGCTATAAGAGCGGCGATACAATTGAAGTCCTTGAGGCAACAGGGTACTTCTCCTGCGCCGGGTTCCTCGTTATGCTTGTGGATAGCGATAACCGTATTGTTTTTGCCACCACTCCTGACCACTTTGTTTCGGCTGTAGTCAAGACTAGTGGCACAATCAACTAGAGATAAGTATCTAAGGAAATACTATGGTATTACCGAAGAACAATATAATTGGCTTCTACACAAGCAACGTGGGCGATGTGCTATATGTCAACGAGAAGCGGTACGCTTTAGCAGATCGCTCTCGGTGGACCATTCTCACACCACCGGTGAAGTTAGAGGTGTCTTATGTCCGTGGTGCAACAGGGCTATCGCTATATTTCGTGACAAAGCCGATGACCTTAAGCGAGCATCTGAATATGTGGCGCAAGGCACTGGTTGGTTTGTTCCAGAAGCTTACTTAAAAGGCCGTAAGAAACGGCGTAGAAAGAAAAAACATTGAAGAACTATATTGCATTTCTAGTAGCTTGGTGGGCGTTCTGGATAGGATTTACTGTCGGAGTATGGATGTAATGAAAGACGTTGGTAAAGTTCTACTCCTAGATATTGAGACCCGTCCTGCGACCGCATATGTTTGGCGGTTCTGGGATGAGACGATCTCCCCGGACCAAGTGATCTCCAGCGGAGGTACGATCTGTGTAGGGCTGAAGTGGTTGGGTAAGAAAGACTGCTTCTTCTTCTCCGAATGGGAACATGGTCACGAGGGTATGATCCGTGCTGTTCATAAGATGATGAGCGAAGCAGACGCAGTCATCACCTATAACGGGGAGAAGTTTGATCTACCTAAACTTCAGGGTAACTTCCTGATGTATGGTCTCGCTCCTCCGCCTCCGCATACCTCTATAGACGTGCTCAAAACAGTGAAGCGTATGGGGTTCGATATGAACCGCCTTGCTTACGTAGGCCCGTTGCTAAAGGTAGGCGCTAAGGTAAAGCACGAGGGCTTCACTCTGTGGCGTAAAGTGATGGACGGGAACGAGAAGGCACAAGCGAAGATGACCCGCTACTGCCTTCAGGACGTTCGTCTCCTTGAGCGGCTGTATAAAGCAGTACGTCCGTATATCAAGAACCATCCCCACCTCGGGACTAAGGTGAAAGCGGAAGCCTGTGGTGCCTGCGGCGGTACCCACCTACAGAAACGTGGAGTACGCCGGACTAAGTCCTTCCTGATCCAACGTGTTCAATGTATGTCATGTGGCTCATGGCAAGACGGGGCCCGTAAGAAGGCATGAAGATACTCAAGATGTTCTGGGGCTTCTGTATCGCCCTTGGTTTCTTTACCTCCACGGTAGTCACCCTGTCCTTTGTGATGGGGCTAATCGTGGTAACAGTAGTTGGCTAAGATGGACATTGAACTAATGATTGAGAGGATCATGGATGCCCACAGTTTTGAAGAGGCATTGCAGATTTTGTTTGATGACGAACGCATTCTAATGAGAGCAAAGGATATATTCGAGGACTTATATGCGGAAGACATCGAAGGAGAGGACGCTTGAGTGGCTTAAGAAACGTGAGCGGCGTAGGACTCATCGTAACCCCGTCGCCCGAGAGCTCCGAGGCAGTGGTGTATCCGAGCGGAAACATTACGACAAGCGGTATAGAGACAGATACACGCCAGATTACACTCTCGAAGATGACGGCGAGTGAACGCAAAAAGACCCCGATTTGCACCGGGGTCCTCGACTACTTTCCTGACGCTCTAGCTGAAGTAGCCCGGGTATCAATGGCTGGGAATAAACAACATCAAACCGGAGATACGCTTGTCTGGGACAGAACGAAGAGCACCGATCATGCTGATAGTGCTGTTAGGCATATCATGGATCGTGGTAGGATCGACAGCGATGGCCGTAGGCATTCTGCTAAAGCTGCTTGGCGTCTTTTAGCATTGTTACAAGAAGAGATTGAGAATGATAATGGAAAAGAGTGAGATGTTCGGCGTACTTATACTGGAACTTAAACGTGACGAGGGGTTGCGGCTCAAACCTTACAAAGATACCGTTGGTAAACTTACCATTGGAGTAGGACGAAATCTCGATGACGTTGGTATCAGCGAAGATGAGGCTATGTTGATGCTTGAGAATGATCTCATCATTGCCTTCAAGGAAGCACAACGTGTAGTCCCTGACTTCCTTAAGAAGCCTCAGCAGGTACAACGTGCCTTGGTCAACATGATCTTTAACATGGGTACTACAAGGTTCCTCGGGTTCGCTAAGATGCTCGATGCTATCGACAAGGACGACTTCAAACTTGCTGCACAGGAAGCCCTCGACTCCAAGTGGGCTAGCCAAGTGGGACCGAGGGCAATTAGGATCGCCAGATTGTTTGAGGACGCTGCTTGAAAGTTCTTGTCGGTTGTGAAATGTCAGGAGTAGTACGAGAAGCATTTAGGCGTAAAGGCCATGACGCTTGGTCTGTGGATTTGTTGGATAGTCTTGATGGTTCTTTGTACCATATTAGGGATGATGTTAGATCAATGCTGTCAGAGGATTGAGACTTGGCTATTTTCCATCCTCCCTGCACACACTTGGCAGTCTCTGGTGCTAGATGGTTCGCCGATAAGAAAGAAGAACAGGAGCTAGCCCTTGAATTCGTACGAGTCCTCCTTGCCGCGCCAATACAGCGAGTTGCTCTTGAAAATCCTGTTTCTATCATTAGCACGAGAATTAGAAAACCCGACCAGATCATCCACCCTTGGATGTTTGGACACGGTGAAACAAAGGCTACGTGCCTGTGGCTTAGAGCTTTGCCTAAGCTTACGCCCACTAACGTAGTCGAAGGAAGAGAAGCCCGGATACACAAAATGCCCCCATCGAAAGACAGGGGCATTCTACGTTCGATAACCTACCAAGGCATCGCCAAAGCTATGGCCGATCAATGGGGTTCTATTTCTTCTTAGGCTTAGGTTTCGGTTTGTACTCAGCCCTTTCAGCCTTAGTGAGGTACTTCAGCCCCTGAGTATCCTTAGCCACCTCAGCCCCTCTGCCGGTGATATTCGCACCGAACGTATTCGCAGCCCTCTGAAGATACATCTGTTTCTTCTGGGCTGCATTTCTTTTTTCCACCTTAAGTGGTTTCTCTTTCTTAGCCATTATTTATTCCTCTTGATGAATTTGTCGTAGATACGGAGACCAAAGGCACCTGAGACCACGGTACCTACAGAGATCATGTACCACTGCGGCGCTTTGTCTAGGTTGTCGAACCCTTGGCCCACGTAAGGGGCAAGAGCAGGGATGAACGCCATGATTAACGGGATGGTGAAGATGATGGTGAGATACTCGTCCTTCCAAGAACCAGAGCTAGCCTTCGCCATCTCCGCCTCCCAGTTGACATCGCCCTCGGCTCGCTTCTCAGCGATCCTAGCCTCAGCCTCGATCATTTTGACCTTCGCCTCAGCCTCAGCCATCAGAATTTTCGACTGGGTTTCCTTCTTGAAACGCCTAGTCTCGGTGAAGTCCTTGGCAAGACCAATGATAGGACTAGCCAGTATCTCACCGATCTTGCCAAGACCTGCCATTATGTGTTACCTCCGGTAATCACTATACGCTCGCTTCTACAGTCTTGAGTTCATTCGATGGGATGCACTGGAGACTAAACAGGATGCCATCACCAAGCTGATCGATCTGGTCGATGACACCTTGGTTAGCAGCTTCACACTCTTCCATCGTAGCGAAAGGCATAGCATCTACATGATGTTCGCCCGACATTGGGTTCAACAGAAATAACAAGCCTACAACAAATTCGTTCATTTCGTTTTCCTCAGGTAATGTCTCTGATGTTTGAGTACGCCAAGGAGATAGAGACCAAGTCTCTCTAAGCGTATGCCTTTTGCACCTTCTTGGCGCAAGAGTTCGATATAGAAATCGTCTAGTTCTCGGGCTGCCAAGATACCCTTGGCAGCCTTTCTTATGAGTACTGCTCGGCTACGTTTAGCCTTAGCCTTCTTCAGTGTAGTCCCGGCCTTCACGGTCACGCGGGCACGGGAGTGAAGGGCCACGAGGTCACTGTGTAACTCGAATAGCCCATCGTCCCTTAAGCGGAGTAGGAAGTTCGAGGAGTGTGATAGTATTTTCATCTACCAATCACTAGGAAGAATAGACCACATCAAGGTGCTTTCACCGTTGCCCTGCTGCGGACCATAAGGAGACACGCCGGACTCCGTGGCGGTTCGACTCATGATACCTGCAAAGCCATCCTGTGTCGTCGGGTTGTAGCGGCGCATAGGGCACATAATCGCGGCGGAGCGGCGGTCAATGTGGTCGTCGATAATCTCGTCTTGGGTGTTGACCGCAGTGTGAATGTTCGGTGTCCCGGCCGGAGATACAAGGAGGGTCCAGCCGACGTTCTCTGTACATACGTGACGTACCATGAAAGCCTGCTCCTCGCTCGTCCCCCAGTCGAGGGCGGCCCCGAGGAAAGTTCCGCGCGGGGTGAAGTTGAATACTGGTATAGTAGTGCGAATTAAAGGCAGGGTCTTAAGGCGCTCTAGCCGTGAAAAATAAAGTTCCTCTGGGTCATCTGTGTACCGCGCGTCTATGTCAAATACAGTTTTAGGTCGCGCGTAGTACGCGAAACCACCAGCAGCTATTGGTTCTAATACAGCACCTTCAGGGAGCATTAGCGCGGACTCTACATCGAGATAGCGATGAAGGTATCCTACAATCGAAAACGACGCAGACTTCAGTCGCCACGCGTTGAGCAGGAACCACGCTTCCCCCGTTGGTACGGTGTCCGACCAAGAAGCCCCATTGCGGTACACATAGCAGCGCGGGTCCAGTAGAGCAGCCTTGTCAGCGTAATACGCATCTTTAGTCATACTGTCTCCTTTTCCTCTTTTTCTTCGAGAGCTTTTAGGCGGTCAACGACGGCCGCGAAGGCAACGCTAAGATAGTCGAGCGCCAGCATAGTGCGCTCGGCGCGCTCCGCAAGTGAGATTTTGTCTAGGTCCGGACCTAACATACGCGCTTGCCACTCATCTTTGGTGATAAGACCGGGCAGAGCTTTGTCCTCGCGCATTCGCTGTACATAAGCTTCCGGGTTGGCGGGATCGAAACCCTCCGCGCGCATGTCGAAGTGCCGCTTGGCTGTGCGGTGTTTCCGCTTCTCCGTGTAGCCTGCCTTAACTAGCCTCGGAGGAACGGATGTGAGGTCGTAAAAGTCAGTAACGACGGTGTCCGGCACAAGCGCGTCCCAGTCAGCCTGTGTCATCTCGTCGTTTAGTGGCATACACACTACAGGGGTACCGTCGTCGAAGAACTCTACGGCGTTGACGGTGCCCGCGCCTTGGGTCCCCCCAGTGGCCGCGCCGAACACAGCCCCGCCGTCGCCCCAAAACTGCGTGGTATTACTGTTTACAGAGAACTGCACGAAGTTTGAAGTTGGTGTTGCGTCGTTGTGGATGCCGAGGAACTGAATAGGGACCGCGGCGCCATCGTCGAGGTAGTTGAAGCCGCAGATGCGCGCTTGTCCGGGAGAGTTGTCCGTGAACGAGAAGATCGGATTGTAGGTATCAACGTCGGTTTGAAGATTTATCTCATAGCCCGTTGTGCGCAGGAATTTTTGGGCGCCAGTCCAGGTGTTGTCCGCCTCAAGTAGCGGGATTGTCCCGGTGGCGTCCTGTAGAGTTTGTACTTTATCAGAAGCGATTGCCGCCGGGGCAGTAATGGCGATGCCGCTGCTGCCGTTATCCGTGTCTTCTCGCAGGTTCAGTGAAGCGGGACTAGAGGAAGTCGCGCGAACATAGTTCGTGATGAGGTCAGTAAGGTCCGCGTCCAGCGTAAGCGCGCCGCCGGAGAATGTCAGCCCCGTCCCAAGGGTTGCCTCCTCAACGTCTCCCGCTCCTGCGGTGAAACGCCCAAGGAGTCTGTTTGTGGCGCTAACGTCTTGTATCTTCGCGTAGGTGACTGCGTTGTTCGCAATCGTAGTAGTATTGCTAGCCTGTGCCGCCGTGACATCTCCCGTCAGTGCTGCACGCGTAAGCAGGGGCGTACCATCAACGTAGACTAAGGTACTATCAACCATAGCACCGACGGCATCCTGCGCTAACTCATCGGTGTATTGGGTGATATCGCCTACGTAGAGGACGTTCCCATCACTCACAGCAGTGTCAAGCTGCGCCTTAGTAAAGGACCCAAGGGCCGTAGTGTTAGAACCTTCCGCAGCAGTAATGGCTCCCGTAAGGGCGGCACGTACAAGTAACGGGGTACCATCGGTGTACACCAACGTCGTGTCAACCATGGCACCTACGGCGTCCTGTGCCCTCTCTACCGTGAAGTACTGGTTAGTGGCTCCTTCAGGGACATCATCGGTATCGGTGACATCAGTACCCGTGAAGTCGAAGGTAAAGGTACCCGCGACATCACTGTAGGTTACGGTGATATTAGTACCGCCTATGAAGGCCCCGTTGAGTTCATCCTCGACGAACTCTTGTACCTGTGTCAGTGTCTTCTTGACACCGCCTACACCCGCTGTCTCGACAACGTAGATGATGTCAGTACCAGCTACGGCACTACCAGCACTAAGGTCTGATACTCTTGTGTTCGCCATGTTACTCTAACAGTATTACGCTGGTATTGTCTTCCAGCAGGATGAAGCTAGTATTGTCCTCAAGCAACAGCCCGTTGTTAACTCCACCACCCGGGGCAATGAAGTTGAAGAAGGGCTGAAGTAGCCTTAAGGTTAGCCTTAAACCGGGCATTACGCTGAGTCTCGGACTGCGACAATCTGACCGGGTTTAAGTTTAATGAAGACTTCACCGCCTGTAGGGCAGTAGACATCTTCAGTCGTAGCAGTTGTAGCACCAGCCGTACCCGGGAGAATGTACATAGGTTCATCCGTGGCAACGACACGAGCAACGAGGTTCTTCATGTCGATATCACCGATAGCACCCGGAGCTGCCACAGTACTATCTGCTGAAGTCGTCGTTGTATTGAACGTCTCAGAAGTAATCCGGTCGATGGCATTCAAGGGGCCTACGCCACCACGAATATCCTCGACACGACCGATTACGATATTAACTACACCCATCTTTATACCTCATCATAGAATTGGATAGCCATTGAAACACTGTCTGGCCCACCGCCATCCAGCTTAGAAACACAGAAACCTACTTGGTCAAGTCCCGCACCCACTGTGTTAGCCTGAGTGAAGGTTTGATCGTGATGCCAGTTCTTACCATCTGCTGACACGTAGACATCAGCAGCAAGACCAGCACTGATATCAATACGGAACCATATTTCTCCGCTCCAGATTTGACCCGGGCCTCCTGAACCTTGGATCGCACCACCCGCGTTGTTCGTCGTATTCGTGGTCTGACGGTACCCGCGCGTATGTGCGCCTGCACCAATGGCGTTAGCAATCCCGTAAGTGAACCGTTGGCCTGTACTGGAGTTGCGGACCATGAGGCCACAGACGGGACCGGTGCTACCTGTAACTCCTGCACCCACTTGTACCTTTGCTCGGATACTGAAGGGGGCTGAAGGGGCTGTCTTCGTAAGGAGCCTAGCGCTATCAGCGTTGGTTAACGTCGTGTAGATAGACAGCCCGATATCGGCATCGTCAGTCTCTACAGTACCTGCTACCGTACCTGCGTCTACTCCTGTGAAATCAGCGAGGACAGGAGGCTGGAACCACCAGAGACCAGAGAACCCGGGAATATTGACTTCAACTTCTCCGCTCCCTTGGTCTGTCGCAGTGACACCAGAACCTGTGAAGTTAAGGATCGTAGTCGCAGCATTCTCAGTAGCTCCTTCATCCTGTACCTCAAGGGCCGCGCCGGGGATCGTGACATCAACGACACCACCCCCCGCGTCAGCGGCTGTAACCCCAGCACCTACGAAATTCACGGTGCCAAAGGTACCTTCGGGCGTACCTTCGTCTTCTACGTCGATGGTAGCCGTACCCGCTGTGGATACTTCAGTGATAGCAGTGATGTGGCCCTGTTGGTCCACGGTAACCTGTACTGCGTTAACCGCATCCCCAAAGGTGCCGGGGGTGACAGCGGTATCTGCGTGGTCTATGGTGACAGAACCAGTAGTACCACCACCATCAAGGGCGACACCTGCGACTACCGCAGTGATATCCCCTGAGCTATCACCACCACCTGAGGAGCCACCTGAGCTACCGCCACTGGACACATTAGCCCTCTGGCGGATCAATCTCTTGATCTCCTGCCGGGTAATCGGCCTCTCTGGTCTAGTTGCTGGCACTAGCCTGCTACCTTCTTGATATAGTCCTCAGTCTCAGCAGGGAGGTGTTGATCCCATTGATCTCCGTACTTCTCGATAGCCTTATTGAGATTACCCGGGCCCCAGTTGTAGGCGGCGAGGGCCTTACGGACATCCCCGTTATAGGCGTCGAGTTGCTGGCGAAGGTACCTAGCCCCACCGGCGAGGTTCTGATCGGGATTATCAGGGTCTACCCCGAGGTCTCGTGCAGTCTCCGGCATCAACTGGGTGAGCCCACGGGCCCCCGTAGAAGACACAGCAGCAGGGTCTCCAGCACTCTCCTGCCTCACGAGGCGGCGAAGAAGCTCTGCATCCACGCCCACGCTAGAGGCCGTAGCGTCGATCTTAGCGTCTAGGTCCCCTGTGAGGGGCTGACTAGGGCGCGTTGCTCCCTGCCCTCCAGCGAGGATACGCTCGATACCCGCGCGGTCACCCGCCTGCGCGAGACGGATAAGTTCGTCGGTCATCTCAGCGGGGGTCTGGGTGACAGGGGCTTCGGGGGTAGCAGCCTGTGGAGCAGAGAGCCACTCAGGAAGTTCTATCCTAGGGCCAGTAGTAGGAAAGCCAGCAGTATCCACGATGTACTGCTTCAACTGCCCTTCGTTAAGTTCTGCTTGCCTGCCACCAACTTGGTCACGTACAGTAGCGATAGCCTGAAGAGATTGATTGATGCTGTCCACCTGCTTCTGGACCTGAGGGGTAATAGTCCCTTCGACCTCAAAGCGGGCAGTCATAGCATTATAGATAGGCGTAATCTTTTGAGCAGGACGGATAACCTGTTCGTTAGGACCTCTGATCTCGGCAATCTCCATCTCTCTAAGTACCTGAACTTGAGCATTGATGTTCTTCAGGTTGAGGGCTGAGATAGCCTCACCGAGCATCTGGACCTTCTCGGGGTTAGCGTTAGGATCGGAGGCATACCGTTCAAACAACCGGAGTTGACCGGGAGCACTGACCGTCTTGGCCGCTGAGGCCACTTGGTTTGCCGGGAGGTTCTTGTTGACACCTACGGCAGCAATCTGTAGCGACATATCAGCGTAGGTATTCAGCTCCGTATCCGAGATGTCATTCGGGGTCTCGGCAAGGCGGTTAAGACCAGCAGTAGCCAGCTTGATTGCACTCTTGGCTTGCCCATCGGACATGCTGGCAAGGGGGACAGTACCCTCGGCAAAGTCAAGGAAGGTCTGCATCTCCTGCTGCGGACCCTGAGCCTGCCCGGTTTGGAAGTACGCCAAGGTCTGATCCGTGAACTGTCTAGAGAGATCGGCGTCAGTCTGGATAGCCTTGTTGATGACAGCTTCAGCGACTGCATTCCCGAGGCGGTTAGTACGCGCCACCATCGGAGCCGAGGTAGCAAGGTCGATATCCGCCTGCTTATTCAGTTGGTCAAGTTGCCTTGACATCACCTCAACCTGCGAGAAGGTGCCAGTAAAGACATCATCAAAGGGCTTCAAGCGGGCCTGAAGGGCTGCACGTACGTCATTCTGTACGTCAGGATCGTCGATCTGTGAGATGTAGTTCTCTTGGTTCGCGAGGAACACAGAGCGCTTCAATCCCCACGCTTCCTGTATCTTAGCAGCAGACTGCGGATCATCCTTCAGTTGCGGATTGAGTTGCATGAAGTTCGCTCCGAAGGTAGCGATGTCCGTCTGGAAGGCAGCGTTAGCACTGCCCATGTAAGACGAGAACTTCTGACGCTTCAGTTCACTCTCGGGTACGCGGGCAGCCGAGAGGGCATCCGCACGATCTTTACTCTGCTTCAGCATGTACTCTTGCTGAGCGAGGGCTTGACCCTTAAGCTTCGCACTCTCTTGGTCGTAGGTGCCATCAGGCCCGATGTCTACGACACCTGCATCTACAGCCTTCTTTACGTACGCTTCACCCTGTGCCCGCTCGAAGTCCGCTTGTTTCACAGCCTGCGCCTGCTCAAGACCAACCGCCTTCTCAAGCGGGTCGAAGCCGAGAGCAGCCTGCGATGCCTTCAGGACTACTGAGGCGTACTGCGGGTGATCGTTGAGGATACGCTTATTGATGTCAGCGGCTTGGAGGTAATACCGTTCAAGTTGTTCCGGCGACTTCGCTTGGTTCTTTGCCTGCCGGATACGCTCAAGTTTATCAAGGGCTGAGCGGACGTTGGGGTTCGCTTGCGCCTCTTGCCGCTCGTAGTCATCAGCGGCATTGAAGACATCTACTGTTGCGCTCTCAGCCTCAGTAAGCGCTTCACCGTTATCTAGGAAGCTCTGAGCCAAGGAGGTCTGTTGCTCCGCCACATCGGCGAAGATGTCAGCCTCAGCCTCAGCGGCCTTCGCCTGCGCGCGAGCCTGCTGGTCACCAGCGATAGCGCGGCCTAAGGAGCCGAAGTCCACATTGATGTTCGCACTCCGCCCTGCGGGAAGGGGAACACCTGATGCGCCACCGAGGTTGCCTGTATACTGAGCCACTACTGCCTCTCTGACATGGGTTTCTTGCCCAAAATTTGTTGATACTGTTCACGGGCATAACCCATGCGATCTGTAGTATAACTCTGAAGCTTTACAGCCGCCTCAGCAATCTGTTGTTGCTTCAAGGGATCATCGTAATAAGACTGAAGAATAGCCGCCCGAATGTTATTCGCGTTAGTCATGGCTTTCTCATCTCCCTTCTCCATTGCACGGAAGAAATCATCGTTGATCTTAGCCAATACACCAGCTACTTGTTTCGTGTCATCTTTACGAGCGAAGGTTTCATCCAATATAGAATAGATTTCTTGTTCAGCCGCAAGGGGGATACCAAGCGCAGCAGCAAGAGCTTCTAATTGCGTTGCACTTACGATAGGCTGACCGGTCTTACGATCAATTACTTTACCATAACGCAGGATCATCTCGGCTTTACTAGCACGTTCTAATGTGTTGATATTGGCCGCAAGATCACCTAGGATAAGACTGAAAGCTTCTTCTGTAACCAGTCCACCTTCAATACCCGCCCGCCCGTAAAGAGCAATACGCTGGAAACTATCAAAGAAGTCCCCTGTAACAGTACCAGTAGGACCAGTCATAATCTTTAACCAACTTCCTTGGCTAAGGTCTACAAGTTTCTCAATAGTCTGTGACCAGCCTTGTCCGATACCCGCCCGTGAGGCAAAATCAAGATCAGCCTCTCCTCCACTGACGGCGTAGAAGAAATTATCCCAGAAACCGCGTGTTACAACGCGCCATGTATCATCGGTTAAATCTTCTCGACGATGTTGGTACCACTGATCAGCGGCCCAATCAGCAATCGGGATACCCGCAGCGCCGTAGAGGAATGCTTGGCTAAGGGCGAGACGGAACTTCTGGGCCCCGGTAAAGCGGGGATTACCACCGAAGGTATCAGGCAGCATGTTCTCAAGGAGACGCATCTGGTACGACATGAACTGCGTCGGGATGGACATCACTCCCTTCTGCCAACCGGCAGAGGAGGCGTGCCTCATGTTCTGGCCGTAGTCATTGGCCCGCATCTTGACGGCAGCCATGAACTGAGGGGTCTCGATGTTCAACTTCGGCTGCTTCGCACGGACTTCCCTCCAAGCCAACTGCCAAGCGACAGTACGGTTCATCTTCTCCGCTTCGTTGAAGACAACGCGACCAGCCTGACGGAAGTCGTTGAAGCCCTTGACCACTGCACTGCCACCAACCGTATTGGTCCAGTTACCCAGTTCGATCAGGTCCCCACCGATGTCGTACTCACCAGTCTTCATCATCGTGCGGATCATAGCCTTGAACTCCTCGGGATCAAGACCATGGATATCTTTGAGGTTCTTCGCTACGTAATCAAGAACCTGTGGTTTAAGGTTTGTGCCAACGAGGCGAATAGCAGGCCACATAGCAGTAGCCCGAGCACCATTGACAGGGTCGATTGCAACTGCTGCCAGTGCTGTCTGCGTCTGGACAAAGAACTGGCCGGGATCGAAGAACCCAAGTTGAGTGTCAAACACAAGACCGCGTACAGCAGCAACAGGGTTAGCATCCATCATATCCATGGCTTTGCCTGCGAGGTATTCGCGGGCCTTAGAGGGCACGAGTTTCTGCGGACCCCTGTTACTTTCGAGCCAGCCAGCAAGGCGACGCATCGCCATCTGCTTCCCGTGCATCTCAGCGGTCTGCGTAGTCATGAACCTGCGGATGACATCGCGGTTAGTCTCAAGGGCTTCGATGAACTCAGGCTGGTTCGCTCGGGCATTCTCATCAAAGATGCCATCCATGAACAAGCGCCGCTTATCCGGGTTTTCCCCGAAGCTGCCCTTCTTGATATACGGACCTGCAACCCTTGCCCACTCTTCGACTACATATGTCGTGTAATCACTAAGAGCGCGAGTAGTAAGAGCGTTATTGATCGAGCGTTGAAGGGTATCAAAGGGATCAAGGATTTCCGCGTACTCATCGAAGGGGTTCTTAAGGTGGTCACCTTTCGGGCTGTAGTACATCCGCCCATTCGTGGCATACCATTGGTCCGTGCCATCACCGATCTCGTCGATCCAGAGGTTCTGTGTGCCTACTCCCGTCATCTCAGACGGTTGGGTCCGGTCGTAAAGGGTCTCGAAGGCGTGTCTGCGGTTGATAGCACCAGACTTAACCAGCTCGTCGAACTTCGTGAGGTCGAGGGTGGTGTTCTCGCTGATGATAAGCTCAGCAGTAGCAGGATCACTGCGACCAGCAACGAGGTCGTTGTATGCTACCCTTGCCCGTTCCATCCCAGCGGCCCAGCGGTCTGCTTGGCCCTTGGTCTTCGCGACGATATGCGTCAGCGGACTGTTCCAGCCTGTAGTGCCATCCTTGAACTCAAGGCTATTGGCTTGCTTGACAAACCACTTGTCTTTGTACAACCTGTGCCCACCCGGACGGTAGCCAAGTTGGTTCGTCTCAAGGGCCCCACGGGTCATTGACCTGTTGTTGACGAGGACGTACTTCACATGCTCGTCAGCGTACGAGACAGTGCCTTCTAATCGAACAAGTGAGTAGTTCCCAGTAGCCAGTTTCTGCGAGAGGACTTCGTCATTGCTGCCCGGGCCATACGACGTGTGCTCCTCGACATCAAATATGCGCTTACCGCTAAGTTCATTGGAAGAGAGGACAATGCCGTTACGTCTACCCGTATTGAACTCAGCTCCGTCTGTAATGCTGACAGTTTCATATCCCTGTCTTGCTCGCTTGACGTAAGCTTCTCGGTTTCTGATGGCCCAGTCGAGGTCATTGAGTTCCTTTACAGCGTAATAAGAGACGATCTCTTTATCAGTCGGGGACGAACCACGGACACGCTCGTATTCGTAGTGCAGTTCTTCAGGGGAGAACCACTTCTGGCTCTGCTCACCCCTAATAAGCACCTTGTTCATATCGTTAATCTCAGTCTTGCTGAGGCGTTTGACCTCACGGACCAAGGGGGTAACGATACGCGCTTGGATACGTGACCTAGCGCCTTCGGAGAGGTGACGTGCTTCGCTGAAGGCTTGAGCGACAGAGTTATCGGGGTTCTTGATGTAGCCCCACACTCTTCCTGTCTCGGGGAAGTCAGCCTTCTTCAGTTCAGGCGCAGTAATGCCGTTCTCCGCAACGTCCGCGCGATACTTGATGTACCAACGGTCATCAGGGCCATGGTACGCAGCGATATCTTCAGGAGCGAACCCTCGGGCTTCGGCTGCGTGGCGCATCGAGGCTTCCGAGATGTATCCACCCTCGCCAGTCGTCTTACCAAGATACGTATTAATGAAGCGGAGACCCGTCTGGGGATCAACCTCAGCCTTCATATCAACGATGTTCTCGTCAACGAAGCGAGCAGCGAGTTCTTCGGACTTCTTAACTACAGCCTCAGCGTACTGACCCGGTGCTGCACGGTCAGGGGTCACGATATTCTGAAGATCGTTCTTCAGGGCTTGGAGATCACGGACCTTCCTGCCTACATCCCCCGAGAGGCCCACAGTGGGGTCCACCATCCCCGGCATATCGGGGACAACGGAGTTAGGGAGCGAATGAGTAACAGCGAGCGCATTCTGGGCTACGTCGTTACTGGGATCAATGATCTCAGCAGCAGTAGCTCTTACCGCTGCCGTCCGGTTACCGAGGTACTTCGCGAACTTAACGGGATTGGTTGCAGCCTTCGCTGCGATACCAACGCCCGGGACAGTAGCAATGTTAAGACCAGCGAATAGATCGTAAGTAAGAGCATCGGAGTTATTCATTCCCCGCAGTGCATTGAATTCAAGCGCCGCAAGACCTGCGTTGTCTTTGAAGACGCCAGAGTTTACACGCGCTCTATCAGCAGCGCTGGTTACGATTGTATCGAATTCATCTACTGAGAGGTTAGTATCCCAGAGGGAAGCAGCTTCCTTAGCACGCTTCTGCGAAGGCAGAGCGAACAGGGACTGCTTCTCTCCCGTTGCCGACTTAGTGATGTTCAACGCACGAGCCGCTTCCGTCAGCGGGACATCGACGGTGGACACAAGAAAGTCTACTGCATGACCCACGAAACCTTGGCTCTCGAAGGTCGCACGGAGTTTGTCTGCCTCACGCTGGAAGATCGCAAGCTTCACTGCTTGGTCTCGCTGGCGATCAAGGAGATCACCCTGCGCTAACCTGTTGACGTAGATCGCAGCCTGATACGGGTCCTCGATCATGAGGTCCTGATACCGCTGCATACTCTCCTTCTCGATAGCGCTCTTCTGTTCGGAGGCTACCATGGAGGCGCGGTTATTCTCGAATGCTTGGATGAGCTCCGAGGAGTTAGGTGTGTACAGTAAATCTTTCTGGATACCGAGGTTCGCCTGCGTCTGCCGGTTAGCACGACCATTCGCAGCCTGTTGTTCAATGATAGCCTCACGCCCATTCGCGATCAGGTCTTGATTACGCTGGAAGATAGAGTAGAATGCTTCGTCACCGCTCATCGGCTCAACAGCGAGTGTGCCGTAGAACGCACGATCCTGCGTGTACCGCTGTGTATACGGGTTCACAGCAGCAGTAATATCAGACGGGAAAACGTCGTCTAGTTCTTCCGCCTCGATTGGAAAGAGATCATCTTCCATTAACCGAATGCACCGATGAAGCTACCTACGCCTGAGGATACGTCTGCAATCTTCTGACCTCTGCCGATTAGTCTATTGGCAGCATCAACCTTACGGCCTAAGCCTTCTGTCTGATTGATAAAGGTCAAGTTACTCTGTAGTTGATTAAGGAGGGTAAAGCGACCAGTGACAGCCGAGGAACTCTCAGCACCTGATCCAGCAGCGCCTACTACTTGTTCACCGATAGCCTGAGCAGCGCCCCTTATCTGTGCTCCGCGTTCACGGGCAGCTTGTATCCGGCGTACGGCGTTCTCAGCCCCTTCAAGGCGACGCGCTCCACGGGCTGCTTTCGCACCTCCGAAGAGACCACCGGCAATCCCGATAGCTGCACCAACTACACCAAAGGGCATTACGGCCTCGCTGACTTGTTAACCCAGATACCCCAGCCCACTAGTTCTGCATCCTTACCTGCTTCAGATGTAAAGCGAAGTTGAAGGGCACGTCCCTTACCACGGACCTTGTTCTTAGTCACGATGATAGGGAAGCCGCTAGCAGTCGCGGGGTTAGGGCGGGTATTCCTGTAGACCTGTACTTCCGTCGAGTACTTATTAGAAGCTGAGGTATTAGCCCAGTCCCATTTAGCTTGCATCTTGAGTGAGCTGTCAGCCATTATACTCCAGTCCACGCACCACCGACATCTCCACTGGCGATGGCACCGTTGCCTTCAGCATCAGGGAAGGTAGTCGAAGTACGTTTGATATACGTGTAAATCCAAGGCGCCTGCATATAAAGCATAGCGTCATCTGTAAGGTGGTAAAACGTTTCGATGTAGCTAGTGTAATCATCCCCGAAGGTAGAACTGCCCCAGTCCTCGAAGGCGTCATCGGTGAAGTCTCCGAATGCTAACTCCGCAGGTTGTGCTGTACTCGTGCTATTCTGTAGCACCATGTACTTAACTGCGATACTGCTCTCAGTAACGAAGGAGCGCGTAACAACTACGAGACCATCTGCTGCACTCTCGACATCACCACCAGCAGCGCCAAGGAGACCGCTTACAGGTGTACTGTAGTTCGAAGAGGTATACCGGGCTACGTTGGTCCAGCGGGCTTCACCGTAGAAGGCGTCCTGACCAGCAAGACCAATACCATTCGGGCTAAACTCAGCCGCATTCAACAGACCCGGCGTGGTCAGGTGCATATCGGTGAAGTTGAATACCAACCCCGTGACGCTGAAGGTCAGTTCAAGCGTTCCGTTTAGGTGAACGTAGATACTGTTCCCATTGCGTGTAACGCTGATGAAGTATGCGTCGCCGTTAACAAGCGTCGTTGCACCTTGCCCTCCAGCACCTGTGCCTACACCGGTGCCATCCTCAGCACCGAGGGTAACCCAGATGCCTGTTGGGAATGTGCGCACTGACAAGAAGCTATTACCCGGTCCCGTCTGCCCATCATCGCGCGCGTAGAACAAGGTTCTATCCGGGCCTACGTTATAGGCAGCGGACTGGAACCAGAACTCGAACGTCCAGTCACCGGTACCTCTATCGGGGACAGCGAAGTCAGGGAGATCAAGTTTATCTGCTGTACCTCCGCTGTCATACCCGAAGTTAAGAGGGAAGTTGGGAACTGAAACGATTGCACCAGCACCGTTCGGAGTAGCAGCAGCGAGACCGTTAGGTCCTAAGTCTACATACTGGTTATCATTATCAAGCGGGTAGTAGAATTCGATGTCGTCGAAGTTATCGTCGCTTACGCCATTAGCAACTACCTGCTCGTCGATGCTACCCGTGCCTACAGCAGAGGCATTCACGATACCGCAGATACCACGGTCTTTATCCGACCCACCGCCGTCCTCGTGGATAGCAACACTATACGGGAAGAAGGCATCGAACATCATGCTGTAGTTGAGCACACGGTTGAAGAGGAACCGGTCATCGGTATCATCGGCACCGGTCTTCCAGAGCCAGATGATCCTGCGGTTCACGAGGTCATAAGCACCCTTCGCGTACTTCTTAGCAAGAGGCGTGATGTCTTCGTAGTAGTTTTTGATCTTCCTGTCAGTCAAGTCCTGTACTTGGTACGCGATGCGCTCAGGCACCGTCTGGACAGCGTAGATACCCTTCTCACCCCAGTAGACAGGGTAGCCTTCGACATCTACAATAGAATGATAGCCAGTAGCAGCAAGATTAGTAACGAAGTCAACCGTAAAATCAGTAGCGGAAAAACCACGTCCTTGTGGGCTATATAGGGACCAAATGCCGTTGTCAGCAAAGATGAGCAGTGCACCTTCCACCACGAATAGGCGAATGATATCCCCCATATCGGGGATAGTAATAACGCCACCGTCACTTGCAATAAGACCAATGCTGTCTTCAGCGGTTGGGTCAGCATCTTGGTAGCAACGCTCTGCTGCTGTGAGGTCGTCAAGGATCACCTGTGAGAAGTAAAGGGTGTTGCTGAGACCGTAGAATGCACGACCACCGTAGAAGGCTACAGCACTAGGTCTGCGACTTTCGACTTCCGCATCAATTCCGTTGACACCTGATATACTCTCTCGATCCTTGTAGAATGGATCGACCACGTAGTGACCAAGAGGAGCGACAGTGTTACCACCGAAGAAGAGATCGAACGCATCCTTCGAGAATGCCTCAACCTCTCTAGTCTCGCGGATATCATTGAAGATACCCGGGACATTGATGTGGATATCAGCAGTGATAGTACCTTTACCGACCCACCACGGCTTAGTCTTCGGGGGGTTCTCGTTAAAGGTTTCAATGTAGCCGTCAAGTATAGCGCCTTCGTATCCGGGGATACTAGTGTTGGGGTTAGAGCTGCTAGTCGTGATCTTCACGATCTTCGTGGAAGACCCAATGATTACGTTGGTCTTATACCAGCCTTGGTTGAGCAGATCGTATCTACGATTAGCTGACAGCGTACCTGTGACAATCTCGGGATCAGTGGTATCAAGTTGTTGGAGATCACGGACCTTAAGGTTCACAGCGGTCGTAGTGATCGCATCCGTAATCGCGTTATACGTGATGTAGAAGGGCGTGATATTCTCGCCCGTAACAAACAAAACCCCCTTACCGCTGGCGATACTGACGCCTGTCAGATCGGTCCGCGAAGCAAGAGGGGCTTTGAAGTTATCAAGGTCTACAGTGAATGCTTTGACCCCATCGGCGAGAGGGGAAATAGAAGCGGTATAGAAGCGGAGGATGCTGCCAGTCTGGATGACCTCAAAGTTCAGTCCAGTGATCTTGGCTACGTTCTCCCACCGATGGTTCCCTACGAACATCGTAGGACCATCAGAGGTTAACGTCGTGAAAGAGGCATCCTCAAGATCGAAGCCTAGTCTACGCCGACGAGTACCCTCTTTCAGAAGGTTGAAGTTATCTTCATCCGTGCTTACGTTTTCAGGCGTAGTAAGCTCGGTGCTATCGGTATTGAGACCACCAGTGAACTGGTTTATCTCTAATTTGGCCTCTTGTCTTGCCAAGGTTATTTGCGTCCGTAGTTCGGGGGACTAATCTTGTATTCTGGCCGCTTCATCCGGTAAGCGTTATTCTGTTGCTTCGCCTTCTGTTGGCGGGCCTGTCTCTCGATCTTAGGGTTCTCCTCGGACTTCAGGTTAGCAAAGCAGGTAGCCTTAGCTTCGGCAAGCAGGTACGCAAACTTGTTAGCGTCGAGGGTTGGGGTAAATGAGTTGCTGGCAGTCCATGTAGGGATTGCTTGACCGTAGCATTTAGTTTTGGTCGCACTAATTCCTGAGGCATCCACTGCGATGTCGTAGGAGTTAAAGATAATGTACCTATCGTCAAACGAGGTCCAGTAGGAAGGGGCTTTGTCATTCTCAATATACACCGTTACAGCAGCGGAAGTCGGATCAGTCATCGTTTCGACGTTGCTCTGCGTAGCATCGAGACTATCCGAACGTTGGATGAACTCCTCGGGTGTCATATAACACACCTCTTGGAAGTTCGGACGGGTCTCCCCCGTCTTGATCTTGTTGTATTTGATCCAGTGGAGCTCACCGATAGTCGTCGGGATTGTCAGGAGAGCGTTCTCTCCACCCGGAGCAGCAGACAACCGGATCAACTGCATCAACTCGGGAACAGGCTCGTTCTCTACGAGTTGGTAGTAAACTTCTTTCAGCGTCTCAGTAATCTGTTGTGCACTCGGTGTGTCGTCGATGTTGTCCACATCATCCTCGTCGAGAGCAGCGAGGATGTTGCGGGTCATCTCAAGAAGGGTCATCTTCATTAGTTTGACACGTCGATTAGAACGGTAATCATCAGCGGCAAGGCAGTCGTAGCCCCACCATCACTCAGGAAGCGGATCGCTTGTCCCGCGCTAACAGTATTCGCGGCTGAAGGTGTCGCACTGTCCACATCTCCAGCAGCAGAACCAGCAGCAGCAATGGAAATAGCACCGTCAGTGATATTAACACCAGCAATACTAGGAGTAATCGTTGTATTACCGTCACAAGCATCGTAGATTACGCTCCAGATCGCTGTGATATCTCCAGCAAGCGGAGAAACTACCCATGCGTCTTCAGCATTTGCGGCATTTGATAGGTAGCAATTAAGAGAAATAAGGTTGGCGTTATTAAGATCGACGCCAGCGGGTACACCGGCACTAACTGTGACGTAATGCCCGTTAGTAAGCGCTGAGAAGTCGAGGTTAGCAGCCGTAAGCTTTGTCCAAGAGCCACTACCTGAGCCGTTAGCGACGTACACACGGCCTGAGGAGGCTGAGGAGACGCCTTTAGGCTCGTGTAGATCGCTTCCCGTTAGTAGACTATGCTGGATCGTCATGCTTTGTCCTTCGATCTTTGATCATGAAGTACATTTGCATCCCTAGGTAACAGATACCCATTGCGGATGCGATACAACCAAGGACTACAGGGAGTACGCCTAAGAAAGTCGCTACTCCTGTCGAACCAACAGCCGCTGCTTCACCGACTATTTTAATCTGCTGTTGCGGGACCATTGTCTTTTTCAATCTGAGCGAGCCAGAATTCACATTCTTGGATCGCACCGTGATAGGCTTGAAGATTGGATTGGAGTTGGGCAAACTCCTCACGCAGCCTGCCCAATCTCTGTTGAAGTTTCTCTTTATCCATTACGGAGTAGGAGCTGTGTCGTAGAGAGCAATCCAGCGATCTTGGTCATTAACGCGAACCTTAATAGCGCCTGATACGTTACCAGCGGTATCTACTTCCGTGGTATATCCATCCGACCAGATAGTCGTATTATCGCTAGTAAGTTCGAGAACGTATTCCCACTGCTTACTATTGGTCTGCGCTTCCGCTTTCTCTATACGCATAGCGACCATATCGCCGGTAATCGTACCGCTGAAGGCAGCGCGCATTCTAAGACCAACGACATCCCCAGTAACTGTACGTGTAGCAGCATCGTCGGTTACCAGTTCGATCTGCATACCGCGCACATCGCCTGCCACGTTACCAGTCGTACCACGAAGGTACGCGTCAACGTGCATACCTATGATAGAACCGGAACCTGTTAACGCGAACGTGTCATTAAGACGTGGAGAAATCTCAGCGCCAATGACATTCTGTGCAGTAGACGCACCTTGAGCTGGTTTAGACTGGAACCCAATAAGTGAGTTAGCAGTACCAGTATTGGTAATCGAGTTAATACGAACAGTATCGCCAGTGGCGTCAGAAGCCGTAGTAAACGAGTTAATAGCCAAGTGACTGCCTGCCGGAGACGGGCCAAGAATACCCGAAGACAAGCCGACAGAAAGCGAAGTAAGATCAGCAACATCAACCGCAGCGCCCGCCAGAGACTTAAGCTGAGCAACTTGAAGTGCTTGATCACCGAAATTGATAGTCTTTGTTTTGTGTTTAGCTGTAGCCATATTTCACCTTTAAGGAGGGACGCCGGGGGCACATGGCCCCCAGCCCCTAGTTAGTATTAAGCGTCTTGATCGCCGTACGGCATCACATCGAACTCGATGATGAGATACGCCTTACCAGCAGTAAAGACTGCCGTGTCAGCGTCCATAGACGGGTAACCAATGACAGACGTTCTCGCAGCAGCGGTGGCACCAACAAGGGCACCATCGCAGACTACGACATCGCCGACATCAAGCGCAGAGAGCGCAATACCGGCGTCGATACCATCCTCGTCGAGGTTAGTATACGTGCCGTCCGCATTCGCCAGACCAAGGTCCAGTGTCGAAGACGAACCCGTGAAGGTCTCCGTGACAACGAGTGTAGCCGAGCTAATACGCGAGCCCGCAGGAAGAGCCGTGCGTGAGCGCGGATCAATAAGACCGCCCGCGAGTGTGAGGCGAGACGCCTCAATCACGCAGACAACCTGTTGCCGAGCGCCCATCGTAGAGGCTTTACCAACAAGACCCTTTTTACCTTCGTCAAGACCGAAGTCGATGCGAAGGCCATCGCTATTATTCCAAGTACCCAAGGGAGCCTCCGTTAATTAGAGTTTTCATTTCTGTTTCTTTCTAGATAATGTATTGCTTTGGAAAGAACTTCTACATTGTCTTTAAAATGTCCTAAGCCCACATTACAATGGTGACAAAGAACACCGCGAACCTTTTTAGTCTGATGGTCGTGATCAAGGTACCAAGTACCGTGACGACCGCCGGGTTCAGTAGTAAGACAAATAGCACAAGTACTATTTTGACTAGAGATCAAAGACTTATATTCTTCAAGTGTAATACCATAATCGCGTATTAAGTGATAGTTACGGATATATTCTTTGTAATCTTCACCTTCACGCCTACGGTATTCTTTTGCTAGAATAGCAGCTTTATTCTTAGTATAATACCTTGCTTGTCTTTCCTTAGCGCTCATTATTAAGCCACTTGATCGGTGTCAGAAAGAATAACAACGAGGCTTTCCGGGCGGTACAGTTTGACGCCATAACGCGCCGTAACCATGTACTCTTCCCGTTGGAAGTCCTTATTGAATTCACCATCAACCTTCGGCATTTGTCGCATCGCGCCGATGAACGTGCCTCCGTCAACCGAGGGGTTGAAGAAGAGATTGGCTTTACCAGCCGCAGTCGTTGCGGTCGTGGGTCCGGCAATCGTCTCATTCGCATCAGCAAGGTGCTGCGAGATGTAGATGTCAAAGCCGTAGAGGTTCTTGTAGAACCGCATACCGTCGCCAGCACCCGTCGCAACCATGTCGCCGCCCCACAGGGGGTTAGGACCAAGAAGGTTGACGATGTTAGCTTGCGTACCGAGTTCAAACTCGACAGACGGATCAACAATAGCTACACGGCCCGCAACGGGGACGTTGGCTTTGTTGAGCGAGTACTGCGCGAGCGCGAAGTCGGTGACGGTCATGACTTCGTTTGTACCCGTAGCTACGAAGCGGTGCGCGGCACCATTGATCGTATTCGGGTCAGACAAAGTCTGTTGCATACCGAGCGCAAGGATGTCTTGCTCCAGACGAACGCTAAGCGCGCGTTGCATCTTAGGAACGAAAGTGGCTTCAAGCTGCGAGGCGTAGAAGCTATCCTGACGTAGTTTCTCGGTGATGTAGAGGCCGGATTGCAGGTACTCAGTGATCGAGAACTGGAATTCACCAGTGTCGAGAGCGTCGTAAGTAGCTGCCGTGTCCTCAACGTAGTCGTGTACGGTGGCTTGACCGATGGACGGGATAGTGAAAGTCGTACCATCCGGGAATTCCGTCAGCCAGCGCACGTACTTCTGGGCCATCAGTTCGTCAAGGAGGACATCCTTGAGCTGCGAGGACCAGAGTTCGCTACGAATAAGGAGTTCAGAGTTGCCAGTTGTATGGCTCATTCTATATTTCCCTTATGCGTCGTAAGCGCCAGATTTCTTGGCTTCGAAGATTTCTTTCTGCAATTGCTTGTCAGCAAAGAAAGCCGCGTTACCGATTTCTCTACGCTTAGCGTTATAATACGCCGCACTCCGTGGTTTCGGACCTGCCGAGTTTGATTGGAGATTAGTCGTATTAATGTTGGAGTTTTGCAAGTCAGCTTTCGGGGCTGGTGCCTTAGGGTTGATACCCATTACGTGATAGAAAGCATTAGGGCTCTTGGCCGCAAGGGCTTTGAGTTCCGCTACTGACATTCCCGTCTCAAGGGCTTTAAGATTGAACTCGGCTTGCGCCTTATCCAAGCTACCGAATTGACGGATCATCGCGTCGTTGGCCGCAGCTATGTTCTGATTTGCGGTTCGTGATTGTTCTTGTTTAGTGATAAAGCCAGCAACAATCTCTTCCAGCTTGTCCTGCGTCAACTCACCCATGGTGTTTGGGCTTGGCGCTGGGGACTTATTCTTTTGTGCTTCCAATTCCGCAATGCGGTTTTGAAGCGCGTCAAGGTTACCTTGTGCATTCCGCAGCCCGGCTAGTTCACCTTTAAGCTGCTCGATGAAGGCATCGCTTTCGATCTTGGCTTTCGCTAGAGCGTCTGCGTCCTTGAACTTCTTCCCTTCACCGACTAGGTCATTCAGTGTAACATTGGCTTGGTCAGCCATAGCAGCACCGTTCGGTTGCGAGAAAACATCAGTCATAAGGCATGGTCTCCTTAGAATTTAAGTAGGGTTAAGATACGGCGGAAGGCGCGTAGTTGTCCAAGCCGGTCCGCTTGTTTATACGGTCAGCTAGGAGTGTCGTAATCCTCTAACTTAACCATATCCAGTTGAGCGATCTCTCGCTCCAGAGCAGCCACTAACTGTCGTCTGACAATCGTGCTGCTCTTAATTGCTTCCTCGGTGTCCTTCCTCTTGTCGGGGGATACACCGATAAACCACTGGTCTAACATTAGATACCAGTTAATCCGATTTCATTAGGCGTAGCAGCTGCCTGCTCAACACGCTGGTTAGCACCATCAATGAGGCGCTGGGTCTCAGCCTGCTCGAACACGCGGACATTCTCACTGTAGAGCCCGAACTTATCTAGTTCACTCAGCTCTTCAACAAGCTGCGCCATCTTCTTCCCGCTAATGTGCACGTTAACCGAGGGGTCTTGCATCAGCGGGGTATTGGAAAGATTGACGATATTTTGGAGGATGTTTGCCTTCCTCGCGAAGTGCGAGGCCCCTACCGGGCGGAGTACACCATTGGCTGTGATGTCATCTTTGGTAACTGTCGCGAAGATCACGGCATCTACTTCGCTGTCAAGGGTGCGAGTAACATCAGCAGCAGACATATTCTGTCGTGCTAGTCCTAGCCCGTAGTTAAGCAGCTTCGTCAAGAACTCCCGCTCGAACTGCTCTGTCTTATTAAGGAAGATACGTTGCGCCGCGTTGTCCAGCTTCTGTACTTCAAACTTAGTCTTCTCCCCAGGGGTACGGAAACCCATGGCCTCACGGGGAGCACCAGCCATCTCTTCCATCCTGAACATAATCGTCTCGATCTGGTTATCCGCAGACACCACCGAAGACAGTTCTTTATTCAGGAAGTTGACATCGCCTTCTTCGCCGCAGTTGATCTGCACACCGGGAGCGAACTCGAAATGCTCTACGTAACCAGTCTTCTTTACGATGGGGTAGACAGTAAGGTCGAAAGCATCCGCCTTAGCATTTTCCAAATGATCAATGCGATACTGCATACCCACGAGATTATCCAGAGGACCCATAGCATACAGATTATCGGGACGGAGGCGCCAACCAGCATGAAAGATGCCACTGCCAGCAACCCAGTTTGGATTTTGCTCGTCTTCAATTACCCAGCACCTGTCAATAATAACAATCTTGTAGTTCTTGTAGAAGACGTTCTTCTGCATATCAAAGATGTCACCGTAGAAGGTGAGCACCTCCACAGTATCAGTTGAGAAGTACTGCTCCAGCGAACCGAAGCCGTCTATCTGGAAACCTTGGGACTTATCGCTGTCGGTGGAACGGAGACCACGGTAGTAGCTCCGCATCTCAAGGCTACGTCCGATTACCTTAGCGAACTGTGCCTTCTTAGGATCACCGTCAGGTAGCTTCTCCATGTGCTCATAGAGTTCGCCCATGTCTTTTAAGGCGCGGACAATCTTCGGGCTTTCCTCGAAGCGAGCAGCGATAGGATTGAAGACGATATCATAAGGGGAGATACGAGTATACCGCGGACCAACGTAGCCGCGTTTGATCTCCTTAGTCACCGGGTCTTCTATAGCTTCGTCAACCCACTTACAAGTAGCAAAGCAGTTACCGTAATCAATATAGTCAAGTAGAAGGCGCGAGAAAACTGCCTCAGCATTGTCCTGCCGGAGCTTCGTGCGCATGTAGTCTTCGATGGCGTCTGACTTAGCTTTAGTCTCGTCGTTCTCTGCATTGCCTTCCCACTCAAGCCAGTCTTCGGAAGGGAAGAGGGCAGCGAGGTAATTCGCGTGGAGGTTATCCCTGATCTGCGTGAGTTTAGGTAGCGTAGTAGAATTCTTCCAAGGAAGCTTCGCGTTAGAAGTCTTCCGTGTGTCCGTGGCAAATAGATAATCTCGCAGCTCTTTCTTTTCATCGAGCCATGTCTGTCTGAAACCCTGCCACTCGTCGTACTTCTGGGAGATCGCAGTAGCAAGATACTCCCTATCGTACAAGAGTGTATTAAGATCAATAGTGGTACCCGCCATTAGGCGCTGTCCTTCACGACGCCAACGGGTCCGGTCTTACCCTTAGTGATGAAGATGAAGATATCCCGCGCGAGCGGGAGGATGTCCTTACCAGAAGATACGGAGATAGCTTGGAGGAGGCATTCCCAACGGAGGGCTTCCTCGTTGCTATAAGGCACCCAAAGACCTTCTAGGATCGGCTCTTCATCATCTTTCTCAGGCGTAAATTCAATCTCAATATCTTCATCCATTAGAAACGAACTCCGCCAAATCGGGGGTGATAGACATTACTTTGTTGCGTAGTCTGCTTCACAGTAGAGAACCTGTGGAGCGGTGGAATAGCGATCTCGATAGCCGAAGCGAGGGCATCTTTAATGTCATCATGGGGAGGGTGGGCCATAACAAGTTCGTCCTCCAGTGTCTGACAATTACCGCCGCGGAAATGCCACATGGCTTGGTTGTCATAGCGGGGTTCGAGGATAGAGGACATCCGCTCTTCCTTAGTACCTTGGTGCCGAGTAGGATACGCTTCATCAATCGAGAGAGCTATACCATTCGGCTGGAGGTAGCTGGACTTCAGTTCCTTCACGATTGTCTTCTGACCAGCGGTGCACTCGGCGCGGAGCTTCCTGAATTCCCACTTGATGTGGTATTCTAAGATCATCTTATAGAAGTCGCTGATCTTCTCCATCTTGTCCCGACCGATGTCAAGGACGTAGATGTTCTTATCGTGGTCGATCCCAATGACTACTAAGGCTGTGTAGTCCGACCGGCTTCCTCGGGTGTAGGCGAAGTCAATAGCGGCGTATACGTTAAGAGGCTTGTCTTTGAAGAACCATCGTCCTTCTGATCTGACGAGGTACTTCTTATCGTAGTACTGAAATCGTTCTCTGTCAATTGGAGCGTTGTCGGGGTCGTTCGGATCGTTATAATACTGGGCGCGAAATTGTCGTCTATCCAGATATTTAGCCCGCTTTTCTGCAAGAATGCGAGCATCGAAGCCAAACCATTTACCATCGGTTCGTTGCTGCCTAGGCCAGAGAAACTGACCTGTACCGTCCCCTCTGTCTTCAACTTTCCGCTCAAATACTTCGTAAACAGCTTCTCGTCCAATTACGTTTCCTTCGGCGTCATAGAGTTCGTTCTCCATCTCGATCATACTGTTATACAGATCGCGAGGGTCGTACCGCGTGCCCACAACCCACTCTTCTGCGTCAGCCCCTGCGATGGAGGTCAGTAGCGAATACTGTCTCTGGACCTTCTGGCGGCCCTCTTCGGTATACGCATTCTCTTGGACGACAACATCGTCATGTACTATGACATCGGCGTGGAGACCGGTGAGGTTGGTCGTCAATCCACCAGTAAACACCGTGCTATCACGGATACCTTCAAGTTTCCTAGTCGGGTGGTCTACCGCGATTTCAGCGTTCGTCCACTTCTCCCGTTCATTCTCATTCAGGAGAACGTGATCAGGCCAGTAGTAGCGAAAGCTATCAGAGGTGAGAATGTCCTTGATAAACTTCAACTGCTTCTCCGCGAGATTACTCGTAGAGGAGATATACAAGATACGAACTGCTGGGTCCTTTGCAATCCGTTGAGCAACCCGGTAAGCGACAAGGGCGCTCTTCATGTGGTCGCGGGGCATCAGCGTTAGCTGGCTGCGCCTAGCGTCTTCCCTCTGCCACCACGCACACAACTCTTCGTGACACGACCCGAGTACACGATGGGATGCCACTAATTTGATGAAGGACACGAGATCGGCCTCGGCCTGTAACCTGATCTCGTCTTTCTTCGTAAGCTTCATTAGCCCTCTATTAGAGATAGAATTTTCTGTTTAACGAACTCAGGTAACACGCGAACAGGGAGATGACCAGCATCGTAGCTTACGCTAGTAGCCTCATTAGCGGTAAAAGTAAAGATTACGTAACCAGCGACTTGTTTATCCTGCGCTAAGTCTTTGGCGCAAGCAACCAGTGCTTTAGATTTAGCATGGCGTTTACGCTGTTCGGCATTATTCTTATGTACAGTAAATGAGATCGGTTTGGTCATACGTCTCCAAAGTGGTCTAGGGGTGACGGACTCATACCGTCCCGGGTGGTACGCCGAGGACACACCCTCTCTCGATGAGCCCCTAGTCAGTGGTGCTACTTAGGCTTCCGTTTAGCAGAAGCTTTCTTCACGGCTCTCTTCGCCGCTTTGAGCACAATCTTTTTAGTCTTCTTGGCGTAACCTGATTTGTTCGGCATCTTCGTTTCTCCCATTCATCTTCACCCACAGGCTGAGGAGCAAGGGGGCAGTGGTTAAGGACGGTCTGTTCTGGCTTAGTTGGCACGCGGGACTACGCTGAGCCCCAGACGGGCGGCATCGTCTCGTATGCGTCTGTCTGACTCAGCGATCTCCCGGGCTTGGCGCGCAACATCCTCTTTAGAGGGACGCCCGGGTTTCCTCTTCGCCTTATACGCTTGGTCCGCGAAGTACTTAGCAGCCACCTGCGCCCTAGAGACATCAGCGGCATACAGCGAGGAGAGCATCTTAAGGACACCCTCGGAGCGGAGCTTAATATCGAGTTCGGCGCGGAGATCGGCGATGTAGTCAGAGAACCACTTGGACCCTAAGAGGACCTGCCAGTGGTCCCAGCCACCAAGGAGCAGGGTAGCCTGCCGGTAGTCAGTGGGATCGGCGATCTCAAGGTAGAGACGTTTGAAGCTAGGGAGACCATCAGAGTCTTCCCCCTTCATCGTGTACACCGGGGTCTCCTTGGCCGTAGAACCGTACGCCTGCTCTAAGAACAGAGACTGCGTACGCCACCTACCCCGGGTGTCGCGGAAGGTCTTAGGCAGTTCCGGAAGGATCAGGTCTATCGACATATCGGCTACAAGCGGGACAGGGAACTAGGGTGTCAGTGGTGATAAGGGTGTAAGAGGTATCGAGGTAGTTGAAGTATGAAATGGTGTCAAGGAACCCAAGGGTACAAAGAGGACAGACCTCTTCATTGATCTTCAATGTATCCTTTTCTTGTTTCTCTTTATCCATTCATCTCTTATCCTCTTATCCCTATACTTATATTATACCATTTTCAAAAACCTGTGTCAAGAGGAAATCGTACATAAGGGTCCAGAAAAGTGTCTGTGGTACCTCTGCTACTACGTCTGCTGGTACTACTGTACCTCGCCTACTACCGTGGCTACGGTACGTCTGTACCTAGTTTCTTTGCCATCCTACTACCCTCTGCTACCAAGGTTGACACCCCATTCTCCTCGCTCCCTTAGAACTCTAGGGGTACCTCAATGGTACCGTAGACGAGATACACAGGGAAGGGGACTAAGGGTACTAAGGAGGGCTAAGTGGTTGAAGTTGCTACATTTCTTCTAGGGATTTGGTTTGAAGCATAGAACATCCCCGAGAACACGCGACCCCCTTATGACCCCTGGCGTCCCATTGTGGCACAAAGTACCCCCGTGTGTTGGCACATGGCTTGCATCATGCTACCTTTGGGCCACATGGGCCGTGGGGAATAGTTTTGAAATATGTGTAAACTGTCTAGTGTACCTTAGTCCCCTTAGCCCCTCTTGCCTGTC